CTCCAACAGCGCAGGAATTGAAAATCCTTCTGTGATTTATGATCCTGACTCCGCAAAGACGCTTTTATCCTATCGGGATGGCGGCAATTCTAATTACGGAACAACTAATGTTTTTTCTGTTGGGTTTTTTAGCTCAAACATGACCGCTGAGAACTACATTGGAATCAGCGATGCGGCGTATTCAAGTTCTGCAACTGCAACGATTCAGATTGCTGGCGCTGTTGACGATGCCCAAAGCTCTCTAACTGCGGGACAAAAATATTATATACAGGGAGATGGGTCGCTGGGACTTACTCCTGCCTCTGTTTCTGTTGAGGCTGGAACAGCAGTATCGGCTACAAAATTAATTGTGAAAGGGTAATTATCATGGCGCAAACACTCACTCTTAACTCAAATAATGTTTCGGTCTACGTTTTTGACGATTCTGAAACAGTGACAATGGGATCAGATAAAATCACTGTGGGCGATCCGGTGGACAGAACTTTGGGCGATCTGAATTCGGGCAATGCACAACTTCATACAGGTGTAACAGCTCCCGACAATTGGGCTGGCTGGAAACACACCTATGACGGCAGTTCGTGGGGGGATGTGAGCGGATGGGTTGATCCCCGCGCAACCAGGCTCGAACAAGAAAAAGCGCGATATGCTGCTGATTCGCTTTACAGCTCAACTTTTACAGACGCAATTCAAACTGAAATTGACCGAATTAAAGCCTTGTAAAAATGAAAAATGATTCATGTCTTTGTCTTGATTCTTACGATTGGAGGAGAACCCTCTTCAGACTCATGCGCCGAGGCAATGTGCTTTTATGACCTTAATCGATGCAATTATTTCGCAAACCGACTTAGGAGGGGAAGGAGTCCGAGTACGATACAAGTTAGCACCTATTGTAAGCCTGTATTGGTTGACCCGAATCAAGACAACATAAGGGTTTATTGATGGCAGCAGAGATCATTGCAGCCGTAAATGCTTGTAGTTACGCCTACAGGTTTATGAAGAAAGCGGTCAATGAGGGGAAGGAACTCCAAGATATGACCAGAGCTATCTCAAGTTTTTGGGATGCTCGTGAGGAGGTAAGCGTTCTTGAGCAACAGGCAACTAACCCCTCGAAGATCGCAAAATTATTTGGCGGAAGTTCGGTAGAGGCTCAAGCTTTGGAGATCACTTTACAGAAGAACAAGGCATTACAGATAGAAAAGGATTTAAAGAATTTATTTTATTGGTCAGGGAACGCCCATCTTTGGCAGGAAATGGTTAGAGAAAGGGCGAAAATAAGGAATTTGAGGATCGCGGCAGCCAGAGAAAAGGCAAGAACAAGAGCCGCGATGATTGATTTAGGAATTATTGTGGTAACTCTAGGGGTGTGTGCAATGATTATTTTAGGAGCGGCGTCAATTATCACATGAAGCGACCTAAATGGTGGTGGTACGGCATGATAATGGCCTCTCCAGCAATAGTTATGGCGCTATTGTTATTAGTATTGGCAATAGCAGAGATGTTGTAGATGGAATACCAAATGATGTTTAACTTGGCGATAGTGGCAGTGTCTTTCTTTGGCGGCTGGATGGTCAATCGGGTTTTCACCTTGATTGATAGGCTGGATAAAGACATGAAAGTTATACCCGAAAAGTACGTGTCTAAAGATGATTATCGGGAAGACATCAGAGAAATCAAAGACTTACTTGGAGCAATCTTTAAAAGACTAGAGGGAAAAGCAGACAAATGAAACTTGATCCCGTTCTTTTAAATATGGCTTGTTCTTGGTCAATTAAGGCTTATAAGGAAAAAAATAAAGATGCCCTTAAAATCGAAAACAAATGGACAAGTGCAACAGCATTTATAGTTAAAAGAAAAACTATTGATGTCATAGTTTTTAGAGGAACAAAGGAAAAGCTCGATATATTGACAGATATAGCGGTGATTCCTGTCCCTTATGTTAAAAGGCTTTGTCATGGAGGGTTTGTCGCGCAACATGCTTCAATATGGGGAAAGATTAAAAAACACATAGATTACGACAAAAGAACTTTGATTTGTGGTCATAGCCTAGGAGGGGCTTTAGCAGAGCTAACTGCGGCTAAATTGTGGAAAAAGCATGATAATTTGAATCTAATTACTTTTGGTAAGCCTAACGTGTTCTTTAAGGGGTTTAAGCGCCCTATGGCTTTAGACAACCAAATATCCTGCGTTCATGGTTCCGACCTGGTGGCAAGGATACCAAGACTTATGTATGGGGCGTCATCTTCCCAGACGATGCTTTATTTTGCTAATTGTGGAATCAATTTTGTTAATCCTGATGAGCTTACGAAAAAGGCTGACAGAGGGGGTATTAAGGACAGAATTGAAGATCATTTGATGGATGGGTACGCGAAAAGGCTTCTTGGTTTTCTTTCAGATCAAGATAAAGAAGAAAAAGAAGATATTAAGGATTTAGAGGAAATTGCTGATGAAATTGAAGCTGCTGATTAGTTTATGTTTTTTTGGGGTTTTAAGCTCCTGCTCTGTATCTGAAGACATGATTGCTAATAAAGAGCTTTACTGTAGCGAAATCTATAAAGGCATTCGGGCGGTAGGTCGTGTAGCCACTGAAGTTACAACAGGTATAGCAATTGTGGACGTTTGCGACACTATAGACGAAATTGTCGAGGAGGAAGAGGCTGACGCAACTGACAAAAGTGATTCAGAATCTTGAAGCCCTGATTAAACTTTGGATTTTTTTGTATGAAATCTAAAAAATTAAATTTAAAGCAAAAGCGAAAAATTAAAGAGGCGCTTACCGCTCATGCCCATGCAAGCAGCAATCAAATCAAGGGAAGAGCCGTAAAAATCCATGCTTAAAGGAATATTAGGGTCGATTGCTCCAACATTAATAAAGGCTGCTGCCAGCAGCAATCCGGTTGCTGGAATAGCAGTAAAGTTGGCAGCAAGAAAGATAGGGTTGCCTGATAGCGCAAGTGTAGAGCAAATTGAAGAAACAATAGAGAGAGAGCCAGAAAAGGCAAAAATAATACAAGATGCTGAAGTTGAAATTAAAGAGCTAACAGCAAACATAGACGGTTTTAGGTTAGAGGTGCAGGATAGACAAGATGCTAGAGAAAGGTTCCAAAAAGACCCAACGCCAAAGTTATTGGCTGTTTTAGCTATGGTCGGCTTTTTAGCATATATATTCATGGTTACCCTGCAAGCTCCAGAGGCTAATGATGATGCGATTGTTAATCTGGTTCTTGGTTATCTTGGGGGGTTGGTTACTGGTGTTACCAGTTTTTACTTTGGGAGTAGCCACAACGGTAATTGATATGGAAAGGCTTATTGAGCAATTAAAAAGGCATGAAGGCGTTAGAAATCATGCCTACAAGGATATTGGAGGAATCTGGCATATTGGTGCTGGACGAAACATTGACCCCAATCCCCCGCATAAAGGGATGGGTATCAGTGATGAAGAAATAGATTTTATGCTTAGTAATGATATTGTTAGGACAATTAAAGAATTAAGCTCAGAATATCCTTGGTTTAATGATTTAGAAGACGGCGCTAGGCGTGACGGAATTATTAATATGCATTTTAATCTTGGTAGGGTTCGTTTTGCTAAATTTAAGAAGGCTATTTCGCACATGGAATCAGGTGACCATTCGGCTGCTAGTATAGAATTTTTAGACAGCCTTTGGGCAAAACAGGTAAAGGGTCGGGCGTTAGAAGTTACTGACATGATTAAGACCAACACTTACGTTTAGGGCTAACAGTTATGGCAACTGGCAACGAAAAACAACCGGATTGGTCCGGAGGAGCTGGAGGCAGCGGAATTATAGCCGCACCAGGCTACGGCGGTCTTGTAATGGGGGAAAGATGGTGGCAAAAGTACAAAGATGTATTAGGCGAGGCTCCGACCGCTGGAACGTATGTAGATTCTGATGATGACGCTGATTCAGATACATATTCTGAGAGCGTTAATTGGGGATTAGGCGGGGGTGTATTTGGGGAGCAGCTTAACAACATTGTCAACATGAACAGTTGGTTTCAAAGGCACAAAGATATGATGCCTCTTGGAGATCAGCTTCCCTACGCAACAGAAAGAAAAAGATTTAATGATCTAAGACATAAAATATTGACTAAGGATGAGTTAGCAGAAGCTGTAAATATTCTTAATAACGACCCTAACCTTTCTAATCAAGAAAAAGCTACCTACACAGCAGAGCTAATCAATAAAACTGCTTATGACTACAATTTGACTGATGAGCAGCGTTTAAACGCCCTGCAAGAGACATGGGGGCAGTTTGGAATAGACGCAGCGTTTAAGAGTCCTACAAATAGTTCTGACCCAAGCTACGGTGTTCGCTACGGGGATTCGG